CCTCCTGACCTTTTGACTTTACAAGCTCTTGCATATTTTTTGATGCAAGGTTAAAATAAGACTCTTTTAATTCAAATCCGATTCCATAGCGATCCATTTTTACCGCTTGATATACTTCACTACCAATACCCATGAAAGGAGTGAATACAGTATCGCCTTTATTTGTATACAAATGAATTAATCTTTCAATGGTATCAAGTTGAAGCGGGCAAATATGCTTTTCATCTTGATCCTCTCTAGCATTACGATACCCTTGTAAAGTATTCGAGTAATTTATGTCCATCCATACAGGTGATGCGTATTTTTGCCATAAGTCAACAGAAAGATCAGTATTTGTAACAGGCTCATCTCTATCGCCATCTTTTCGGAATATCAAAACATAATCAGGAATACCAACGCGAGACATAGTGCTATCTTTTTTGACTTGTTTATGCAATAGTCCTAGTGCTTTTGTTCTTTGCATTTCAACTACTGGATCTTTCCAAATAGTTACTCTCGAATGATAGACAAAACCAACAGACTGAAATAACTGTACTATCATTCCGCTAAAGTCGCGAAGTCCGATATATCCCTCTTTTCCTTTTTGTATAGGCAAGTCCATGCAATGTACTGCGATATTACGGCCTTCTTTAATGACTCTAAATAGTTCCGAAGCCAAGAAAGAAAACTGTTCAAAAAACTCTTTGTAATCTTTGGAATTTCCTAAGTCTTCGATATGAGATGAATAAGTATATAGTTCTGCAAATGGAGGGGAAAACACACTAAACCCTACGCTATTTGATTCGAGTGATTGTATCAATTGAATACTATCTCCATTCTTGATAGTATAGTATTCATTGCTTGTTTCATTTGATTGCACTTCAGCGTGCTTAAATATATCCTCATTGGCGTTCATACTTTTCTCCATTTCCTTTTGCATATTCTCAAATTGATTCTGTTTTGTTTTAATTGATTGGATTACATTTTGCATTGTATCGGTCGTAATAAGATAGATATTAACTTCATTCTTTTGTCCAAATCTGTATGATCTGCGGATTGCTTGATACAAGCCTTCAAATGAAAAGTCTAATGATGCAAATACTTGATTTCTGCAGTTTTGATAATTGAGTCCAAACTGTGCAATCTTAGTCTTAGTAATCAAAACTCTAAATTCATTATTTGCAAAACCAAGAAGCATCTTTTCTTTATATTCCGGAGAATCAGATCCTTTGACTTCAATGGCATCTGGAATCAGTTTTCTAAGCAGTTCACCTTCTTCATTTTGTTTAATCCAAATAATGTAATTTTCATTTGAATTATTTACAAGTTTTACAACTTCATCAATGCGTTCTAATTTAGTGAGTCGCAATTCTTGATTAAAGTCAATTGCAGATATAGCCGTATCATTAAAAAGCAATCCATTGTCTCTAGTTTCGGTTTTGATTTGCTTTTCTTGAATGTTTAGACTTGGCAAGTCGTATCCATCCATCGGGAATCCGATATTGCTTGGATTAGATAGCATAATTGCCCATGATGAAACAAAAGAATAAAATGTACTAACAGCATGGCCTTTTAATCTCCATTTAGAAGTCTCACCTCCATCATGGACAAAATACATTGCAAGCATTTCATTGCGACTCATGATATTTAAAAACTCAGCATGATTGCCGAGTTCCATCGGATCATTAGGAGATGGCGTTGCAGTACAAGCAAGTTTGTATTTAGTATGGTAAAAAGAATCTATTATTTTCTTTTTAGTTTCGCCTTCAAAGTTTTTAAGAATACTAGACTCATCAAGTACCACGCCTGCAAATTCAGAACAATCTACATTATCTATTTGCTCATAGTTAGTAATTACCACGCCATGATTCTCAGATTCTTTTGCTTTGCTTATTGGAATGCCAAACTTTGCGCCTTCGCTTATTGTTTGTCCTGACACTGCAAGAGGTGCGAGTATCAGCACTGGTTTTCCTGTTTGTTTATTTACTTGATTTGCCCATTCAAGTTGCATCAATGTTTTACCAAGTCCACAATCTGCAAATATAGCATAGCGTCCTTTCTTCAGTGCTTTTGTAACTATGTATTTTTGAAATGGGAATAAGTATGTATTCAAATCCTTATCTTCAATATCAAATCCGCTCTCTTGGATTGATTTTACCTTCTTTTTAAGAAACTCCGCGTAATTCATTTCACATCCTCGAAATCTTTAAAGTACATAGTTAGTGCTCGGCGGAATAGCTCTCTTTGTGAGATATTTTGCGCCTTTGCAAGTGCTCGGAATCGATCTGCCATTGCGTGTGGTATTTTAAGTGCAAGCGGCGTAATGCCTTGTCTTTCATCGGGTGTGAGTCCTTCGCCTTTGCTTTTTTGGTATCCGATTGCAGTTTTCTCAATTACTTTGCGTTCTTCTCGCAATTGCTGAGACAATGGGACGCCGGGCTTAAGAGAAGTCTCGATACCGGCGACTTCTTTGTATAGGGCGGATGTTTTCATGCTAAATCCTCTTGATCAACCCAACTGCAAATTTCTGGTTTATCATATCTTTGTGCCCAAACGCTAATATTATTATTCTTTCTAAAATATCTATTTGCAATTACAAGTAACTGTTTTGCTAAAGCATAATCATTATCTTGCAATACGCAGTAATCATCCATATTAAAAGCCATTACTTCTATAACCATCTCATAACCCGAAGATTTGTATTCAGATTTATTATTTGCCATCTCTACTCGCACATCGAAAATATCAATTGGAAATGAAGTACAATATCTAAGATACTTTACAAATTTAGTAGTCCTATCATCTGTTTTTCTTGCATGATGATTTTCTCTTTTTTTATTTCTAACTTTTTCCAATTGATTAGTATTTATGCAATAGTATTTTACTGAATCTTTTGTAAATCGCAATCCTTTTACTGTTCTATATCCTTTTCGATTTAGGTATTTAGCAAGTTCAGACGCTTCTTTGTTGCCTTTTATTTCTGAAATTATCTTCCTTCCTTCATCTACAGATTCAAATTTCTTTATAGTATTTTGTTTTATAGTACTTGTGGTACTTAATCCTAGTAACTTGGCTATAAACTCCTTAAACATATCTCATCTCCAATAAATAAATAATAATTAAGCGAGCACCTTGCTCTCTTGTAATTGCAAAACATCTTCTTTATCAAGCCCTCGAACTAAGATATACTCATGCAAGTAGTGTATCATGTTTCGGACATATTCGTAATTGTAGGCGGGTCTTGGGAATGAGTATTCCGCTTTGTTTTTAAAGTCCATAGCTTCAGGTGAATTGAATTCGAATATCTTGTAATGGACAAAGGGCGCGTTGAATAGCTCGCAATATACTCGCCATTGTATTGAGTTGTAATAGTCATCAAAACTGATTGTACTATACTTGGTTTTGATTTCTACGACATCAAGTCCGATAAGTTGGTCTGCGACTCCGGTTACTGATATATCACCGAATTGAGTGCGGAAGACGCGGCGAACTTTATACTCGAATACTCGCGAGCGGTAATCCATGCAATTGCGGGCGTTGATAATGCAGTTATCGCTAAATTGTCCCTCGAACTCTTGAGGGCTGTCGGCTTGCATCATCTCGTGGAATGCGATACCTCTTTGCATCATTGCATTCGGCGGATCGAGTCTCAAGAGTGAGCGCTCGAACTGCTCGACTGTTATTAGACCATCAAGAAAGCGGCGGTAAGATTCGAGCTGGGTTGCACTAATTTTAATCATACTTCCTCCTGTCCATAAACCAGCCTATAATACGCTTCCGGCGTGCATGCTTCTTTGAGTTTTGCGCCCGCCTCGAATGCTTTAATAATTTGCTCGCGTTCCTTTGCTAAGAGGTCAACTGTTTGGAATCTGATCTGCGATAATACCTCGCCTGGTGTCCGACTTACTGAAGCCTCGTAATATGCGAAGTCAAGTGATTGCCGTAGGGTCTGCATTGCGGTTTTACTCATGGTCGCCTCCGTAGTTTTCTTTATAGTATTCCTCTGCTTGTGTGCATGCATCTTTTGTCAAATCATGTACAAGTCCGAGTAAATGCGCATCAACAATCTGCTCTTTTTCCATTTGCTTAGCTTGGTGAAAAAACTCGTCTAATTTTTCGGGCTGTATTCTAATTACAAGGTAATTGAAACTATCGCCTTTTTGGTTATAGTATAATTCCGAACCCCAATGTATAGACGTATTTTCTATACTTTGCTTCAACCACTCTACCGCCGTTTGTTGCTTACTCATCGATATACTCCTGATACGGATCTCTTAAATTGCGAATCTTAACTAGCTCGCGTTCATGTATTGTCATTTTGGCTATGCTGTACATCTCTTTCTCAAAGCGATCATAAGCCCACTGTCTTACATCCTCTTCAAATAGCGAGTAATCTAAGAGCGTATCGTCTTCATCAAATGCGCCCCAGACTTCGAAGGTGTTAGTCATCTCACCACCTCTTCAAACTTACCGCTTTCTTTATTCCATTGCAAGCCGCGCTCTCCGAATGTAGTTACCACTGAAGCCCATACCGCGCGCTTAAGAGCATCCTCAAGTCCTGCTTTGCTAAGGTCAGAGACAAACTTATTCGCATCCTTTGCGGCTTTTGCCTTTTCGCTCCATTCGCTGACCAAGGCGATTGCGGCCTCTTGCTCTTTGGAGCGTCTGCTTATTGCCGATTTGGTATGTTCTAATATATCAGCAAGGCAAGTAGTCATAGAGTGCAAGCCATCCACGTGAACGGGTGCAATTTCTGCGCAGTTCTTGGCTACGATTGAATCGCTAAGGTCAAAGGTCAATACTCTCTTATTGCCTTGCGTTGTATAGTATCCTACTAGGTCGCATGACTGCATAAGTAGGTCATAACTTGCGCCTGGTATGAGAGGGCGCTTGATTCGCATATCGCCTTCTTCTTTCTCTTTGGCGTGTGCAATGAAAACTACATTCTTACCACTAAGCTTGAGCGGAGTAAAAAACTCTTGGAATGTACGCTTTGTTTCGCCCCATAACTTGATCGTATTGCGAAGAAGTCCGGGGTTATTGATAGTAAGGTGCATTTGCATAAGCTCAATAACAGTGCCCGCCGTATCGATAATAATCGTATCATGCTTTGCAAGTATTGCATCAAGCTCGGCCTTGTTATTCAGCAAGTCCTGCCATGATTCGAACTGCAGGCCGTTCTTGAGTAATGAAGAGCGGTGAAGCCCTCTGTCGAAGTCCAATACAATTGGATTTGGCGCGGTATTCGCGAGTGTGGTTTTTCCGATTCCGGGATCGCCGTAGATTAGGACATTCAGCCCGTTTACTTGCATCCCGCCTGTTTGTGTGATTAGTCTCATGTCTCAACTCCTTTAATAAATTAGATTTTATTGCCCCAGTTCACGTAGGGCACTTGTTTAGTAAAACTTGCCATAAACTCATCGAATGTTTTGCCTTCTTGTCCGTATCTAAATGCAAGTTGAAATTGCATATTTTCTGTTTGTCTCACATAGCGTAGAATATCCTCAACTTTTGCGAAGTCTTGCGGGCTTAGTGCCTCGCGAAGTTCTTCAGTTGCTCTATGCGCGGCGGGCATAGTGTGTTTTGCCATTGTTTTCATCTCTTTGCTCCTAGTATTCTTTTTAATTCGTTATAGTTTAATAGATACATTGTCTTTTCGCCGTAGGGCACTTGCTTTACTTGTCTTAGAACCGCCTCTTTTTCGTTTCGGACTTTACTTGCAGGCCGTCCGACGGCCATATAGTGCAAGAGCCGCCTTGATACTTGGAATAGTTGAGCGGCTTCGCGAATCGTCAGCCAGTCACTCATTTGATCTCCTGTCCGTATAACCAAAAGTCATAAGCTCGGATTGCTACAAAGCAAAGTGCAAAAATTACGACCATATGCCAAGGTTTGAGTTTCATCGTACAAGTCCATTAATGATTGCGTAAACAATTAAGTAGCTTAGGAATAGGCCGCCGAAGAGTCCGACGGCCATCTCGAATATCGCTTGCTTGGTTTCGGGCTTCATTTTGCACCTCGCTTCAGGATTACCCATTTGCCGTTGTATGGCATTACCTGAGCCTCGCCTGGAGGATGCAAGAAGATTGCAGCCATTGCCTCGGCGAAAGAGTTGTAGATTTTGTGTGGTTTGAGTTTCATGCCTTCGCTCCTTAAAAAAGTAATGAATTATTATTAGCATCTAACATATCAACAACTCTGTCTAATCTTGTTTCAGCATATTGCATTGCATCACTAAGATTATTAAAAGTCAATATCATGTAGAATGACTTACCGTTTGCTCTTTTTAATACTAATGTTGTCATGTCCGTTCTCCGTTGTGTTATTGTGTGTCGTTGATTACGGTGCGAACTTACGAAACATATCAATACTTGTCAAGTCTTTTTTTTTATTTATCTAATTATTTCTATCTTCGAGGGCAGGTCAAGCGAGCGTAAGTAGTTGAATTCGCGGGGAGTTATGGCGAAAATAAAAATTTTCGTTATGTCGCAAATTTCGGCAAGATTAACGACAGAATTTAGAGAGGACACGGCGGCGCGGTAAGATTCGCCGTTTTTTTTATGTATTTCTATTTGAATCATTTTAGTATATTTGTATGTCATCATGCTTTATTTTGCAGGTGGCCAAATACTCAAAGCATTGGCGTGCGAAAAGGCTACCCGGGGAAGGTAGCCTTTTTTATTTCGAATTATTTCCGTATGTTTGAATCAGCGGCCCATCATAGCCGTTTCTTGTAACTCCCCCCAGAGCTGAAGCCCTGAATGTGTATGACTTTCAGGGCTTTTTATTATAGTAGTCTTCCTTCATGACTTTCAGCATGAATCTGCAAGTTGCTATCTCGCCTTGTGCCATAAGAAGTTGATCGCATTCTTTTACGGCCAAAGATACGGCCTTATTTATTGGTAGCTTCTTGCGAATAGCATAGGCTCTGATAGCCCGCTCTTCTTTTGGGTCTGTAATGCGAATTACCATTAATCGCGTCTCAAGACTAATTGTCCTTTAAGGGTCGCTCCAGATGCAAAAGTCTGAGGAGAGAGCTTAAGTTCAGGAACCATATAGAGCGTCTTGCTTGTCGGCTGACAATTGTATATCAAGTTAGGGGTTATTTGAGCCATAGCAACGCCAGTACCGCCGTTTATCCAATCACCTGCAAGAACATCGGCATAACCTACTAATATATCAAATTGAGCGCTTGTAAAGGCTTGCACGGCGTTTCTTGCGGCTGGTGTAATTGCCGAGCCGAAGAACCAAAGTCTCATAGATGGTTTTTGCAAAGTTCCTGAGGTTGTTTCTTTGAGAATAACCCGCTCGACAACTCCAGAGAATCCCAAAAAGCGAGCCGCGTCAATTGAGATAGCACCTGAAGTGACAATATCGTTAATAGCGTATTGAGCTGTATCGAGAGTACCGAAGTCGATTGCTCTTAATACTCTGTCTTGTCCTGTTTTGCCTGTATAAAATTCCATTTTAGTCTCGTTTGATTATTAAGTAGCAATGTATGCTTTGTTCGTATAGCGTCGTGCCATCTCCGATATATTCTTGCACAATGTTTAGCGTAGGATTTTCGCTATTTATCACAAAGGGTATATTTACTGTTTTTTGTAGCATATTGGCATAAGGTACTATATCTATTCCATATATCCAAGGATCAGGATTAGGCGGGTCAACATCTCCGATATTCCTTATATCGAATGATCCGACAAATGAATCTAGCTCGCTTGAGGTGAATGATTTTGCATTGCCTCTTACAGCGGAAGTAATAGTATCCTGAAACATCCAGAACCGAAAAGAAGACTTATTATTCATGCTAAAATCAGAGCTATTACTAAAGATAACTCTTTCGATGATTCCGGATTGAAAAGGCATTGATACTTTAACAGCTCCAGTAGTCATGATAGTGCCGGGTACTTCAAAGTATTCATTACCGCCAACGCCATAGCGATTCAATAAGAACTCTACTACCGTTCTATCTTCGCCGATTTGTCCTAAATATCTATTAAGCATATCTCACTCATGCAAAGTTGTAAGTGTTTTCGTCTTCGAAAGGCCTAAGCCAAATTATCTGAAGTTGAGCCTCGACATTTTCATCGTCAAGCTCGTATACTTCAGCGCCGTGCCCGGGGTTTTGGCTTCTAAATTCTATCTGTATTCCACCATCGATTGTCGTGCTTGGTTTTCCCAGGTTATTACCGCCCGGAACTCCGATAAGTGTCGAGAGGCGCAATACAGGGTATGTATCCGAGATGCAAACATCCTGCATTGTATAGAATGAATCGGGCTGATCAACTGCAAGAGCTCTAAGATAATATATTGAATTGTTATGATACCACTCTGTTTGCAAAAATATCACATTGACAAGATACCATCCTTTCTTGCGAACTCTGATAATGGTCGGGTCTGCAGTATCGATATATGCAAGGCTTGTATTAATTCCATAGGCTTCATTACGCGGGTCTGATTCCCACTTTATGAGGCTATTGCCGAGGTGTTGAGCGTTTACGGTATGAGTCCAAGGCACTACGGTCTTAATTCCCCAGACTTCATTCATATTATTATCGATTGCAGAGCTTGCGGCGCTGTAAGCAATTACGCGGGCACTTTGCACGGCTTGTGCAAGTACGGCTTGATTCTCTTCTATGTTATTTATTTCTTCATTGTCTTGTTGCTCGACTATTGTCAGGCTACTAGGCATATCGGGCATTGAAAAAGCTACTTGCTTTCTTCCAATACCTGAAGGTCTTACGGGTTCATTAAATTTCATTATTCTGACTCCGCGTCGATTCGTAGTGTAATATCGGCCATACCTTCATAGACTTTATGCGAGTGTTTTGTCATAACTGCAAGCGCGGTCTCTTCGCCGTAGATAGATTCCAAGAGCGTATTATAGTCTACAAGGTCAATTGTACATCGTTTACCTACATCCGTAAACTTTGCAGTAGTGAAGTTTGTTGTTAGAGTCGCTTCGGCTTGTTTTTTGCGACCTAAGAAAGTGACCATAGCCTCTGATATAGTTTGAGGGAGGCAAGCATTTTGTTGCTTCCAAATTACTTGCGTACTTGGATCGATATAAGGGCTTGTATCAGTTGGTGCGGCGTAATCTTCAGCACCAAAAAATACATTTACGATAGGCTTTGGAACTATAATTATATTACTTGCCTCAAAGTATAGCAAGTATCCACTATTTATCGTATTTCTTTGCCATTTTATGAAAGTCGAGTACGGTATATCTGCATAAGATGCAAGATTTGCAGAACGGCTTGTCAATTGAGGCACGTTATGAAACATGATTTTCAAGTCTTTGCTATTATCGCCGCTTGTCCCTTGTTTACCGCTTGGGAATGAAGTTGTATCACTATTTCCCGTTATGCTTGTAACTTCAGTAGTCACTTGATTAAGCACTTCGCTAAACATTTTTATTTTGAAATTGCTATATGTATTATCCTGATCGAATGTAATTGACGGCGTTGCAAGCACTGGATAAGGATTACTTGATACCATTGTAATAGTATAAGCATCTGGATTTCCGCTTGTGAAGCTATATGTAGGTCTTACAGTTTCAAGAGCATTATCGCAAAGCATCTTATATGCTTCGTAGAAATTCGTAAACTGTGCAAACATCTTAGAATCACCAAGAGCGCCGCCTACGAGTTGACCTTGATTATCGTAAATTTCGGATACATAACAAAGATACTGAGGCAAAATAAAGTTATTGCTTGAATCTTTAAGAAATACCGAATAAGTAAATATGTCATGACATACAAAGGACGCGGTCAATTTACCTGTAAGAGCTCTGAGGTATTTTGAGTACATTTCACCTATCTTAGTTTTGAGCCTTGCGAATGTACTGATATACATTGAGAATCCATCGGGCAAAATATCAAGCATTGCATAACCAGTATTCGGGTCATCAAGCATAAATCCCGAATATAACTGATTAAATTGCGTGTTTTCGCTTAAGGCTACCGATGCTGAATAATTGACGGTTGTATTATCCCTCATTAGCAATCGCGACCATATATGAGGAGTAATTGCCTCTCCTATGCATCGTTGTATGTCGTAAATTTCAATTGTAAAGGTAATCACATTATCAAGCGCGGTTATTTCGATTTCATTTTCGGC